ATGAATGCGAAACGCCTGAACACCCTTACCTCATTGAGATTCTTTGCGGCCGCAATGATTGTCCTGCTGCATATGGACGGTACATTCTGGCCGACTGTGGGTCTCCAAGGCTTCACGACAGGGGTTTCCTTCTTCTTCGTTCTGTCGGGTTTCATTCTCAGACTGGTCTACGGGGAATTGCACTCGGCGGCCGAAATTCGCAGTTTCTATGTAGCCCGCATCGCCCGCATCTGGCCGATGCATTTGCTGTCTACACTTGTCTTGATGCTCGCTGCTGGCGAGGCGCTCCCATCCTGGAACATTGTTGCCGCCAATTTGCTTCTGGTGCAGAGCTGGGTCCCGCATCCGGACTGGTATTTCTCGATGAATGGTGTCGCCTGGAGCATATCGACCGAGTTCGCGTTCTATGCCGTCTTCCCGATTCTTTCATGGAAACTAGAAAAGACCTGGCGCATTAAGGTCCTCTTCACGGTCGGCGGCATCGTAGCCTGTGCGCTCATCTACCCCTTGATGCGCCCAGAAAATAGCGCAGACGCGCTCCTCGTTCTGGCCGGTCTGCTCTACATCAATCCGATTTCCCGAGTTTTCGAGTTTCTCGTCGGAATCCTTGCCGCCACGGTGTACAAAAAGGTACGGGCGACCGTTTCAGGTGGTCGTGCCGTCTGGACGGCCGCGGAACTTCTCGTATGCGTGATTGTTGCGGCTTGCGTCATGCGGGCTTGGCCGACATATCAAGCCATTGAGCCCTTTTCCCCCCAGCTCGCCGAATGGATTCTACAGAGTGGACAGTTTTGGGCGCTGTCTCTGCTCATCTTCGTATTTGCGATTGGACGTGGAGCACTAAGCTGGTGGCTAAGTTCGCGGCCGTTCGTCTTTCTCGGTGAAATCAGCTTCGCGATGTACATGCTCCATCAAGTCATCATCAAGGCTATGGAAACCCATCTCCGTGACTTCATGCTCGACCAGCCGGCGCTATCAACGGCGGTCTATCTAGTCGTCGTGTTGCTTTCGTCTTCGGCCGCCTTCGTGTTGTTCGAGAAGCCGACGCGCAACTTCATTCTCTCGAAGGCAACCGCCCGGTTTAACTCGGGTTCGTCCACGAAACAGACTGAGCAGCCGACACACTCTTCGCAGAATTGACCTGACCAGAAAGCGAAATCAACTGGCTTTGGCATTTATTAAGCCAAACGATAAAGCTCGCGAGAACCGCCTGCGCTTGCTCCTGTGTGTGCTGTTTGAATGACCACGTGCCGCTGGAAGCACACCAAAGCATCCCGCCGTCAGCACTTTGCGCGATGGTGGCTTGATTCGCCTGGTCCGTGATCGTGCTGGGATAGCTATAAGTATCCCCCAGCGCGCTAGACGAGAACCCCGAAACGATCGCGTTCGCACATGCGATGTTGAGCGCAGCACATTGCGCAGCCTGAGCTGTAGCAATCTGTTGGGCCGACGTGGGAGGAGGCACACGGATAAGCGCACCTTTCACGACCCGCCACTGTCCCTGTTGGCCCACATATGTTTCCCATTCTTGATCGGTAATACCAAGAATGTTCTGTTCTCCCGCCGGTGCGGGACTGTCATCACCGTCATAAATAGCCGTGATGTTCCCGTCCACGTCGTACGCGACTGATTTCTTACCCATGTTAGCTCCCAATGGCAATGAGCGACGCGTTCTCCGCGCCCGACGAATAGTTCTGAGCGTTGAACTGTGATCTCGAAATCGGCGAGAAATTGAACGAAGCGTTGCCGCCCGGCGCACCTCGTGATCCGACCACTGCATACGCGTTATTCGGAAACGCGATCGGGAAGTTGTAGGTCGTGGTCGCACCACCCGCGACGTTCACACTCATCCACTGAATGATCAAGCCGCTCGGAAGCTTTTGATAGCCGTTCGTGGCCAGATTCGAGCCAAACGATGCGGAAAACTGCAGCAATGCCGAACCGCCACAGATGTCCCATTGCCCGGCACGCGACACGAGCTCCAGAGAATCCCCTGGTCGAAGGACGACCGACGAAACCAACCCGCCTGTATAGGACCAGATGGAGTCACCGCCTTGTGTCGCGATGGTTTGGTTCGCGCCGGATTGGTTGACGAACACCATCTTCCCGGACTGCGGGACGCTTGATCCAGCCGGCAAGGTCGTCGTATATGACGCGCTCCCATTTAACTCAACCAACTGACCGGCGGCCGCCGCAGCTAACGTAGCTGCCGACGTGACCAGCAAAAAGCCAGAGAAGTTGCCAAGCGCGCGCTGCAATGTCCCCGAGAACGGGAGTTGCGCACTTCCGCCAGACGCGACCCATTGAGTACCGCCTGCCGACGTGATGAGCAGGCTATCGCCCGGCATCAGGATAATGCTCGTGTTGCCGCCGGCCGCAAGGATCGTGTCGCTTCCTGCGCGCGCAATGGTGACGTTGGCGCCCGTCGATGTGTTGTTGAACAGAAATGCACCGCCTAGCGGCATCGTGGCAGCCGATGGCAACGTAATTGTCGACGCTGCGCCACCCCAGAAATTGATGACCGATCCGGACTGCGAAGCCGTAAGCGTTTGGCTAGTCGTGTAGGCCGAGAACGTTTGGTAATTTCCCAGCGCACGCTGCAGGAATGCTGTCGTCGCGAGCTTATTCGAGTTGTCGAATTGCGGCGACGTCATTCCGAGAACCGTCGTGTAGCTTGCCAAATACCAAGCACCAGTATTGCTGACGAACTGAGCTTGCTCGCCAGGGTTCAGCGCAAACGTGTTTGACACGCCTCCGAACTGGCTGTTGATGTTCTCCGTCCCGCTCCCCTTAACGGTCACGCCGAGCGGAGTGGCAACGGTGATTGTTGCCCCATTGGGAACACCACCGACAGGTGGCAAAGTCAGGGTTGTACCTGCTCCGTATGCCCAAATGAATGCTCCGACGTGCCCGCCGTTCAATGATGCCGTGACGTTGATACCTTGAATGCCCGAAAACGACTCACCGGCTTGCTTCACAAACGCGGTCGTAGCAAGGCGCGTGCTGTTGTCGTACTGCGGAGCGGTTTGTGCGATCGGGCTTCGCGTGTAATGCGCAATAACGGTCCAGTTTGAAGCGTCAGAAACGAGTTCTACCGTTGCGCCGACGTCGAGTGAGAACGAGGCGGACGCCGACGCTTGGTTGTAGATGCTCGCGGTAGGAGTGGAAATCGTCACCCCCGTACCGTTTGACGTGACGTTCGTTACTGTATACGTGAGGTTGCTGGTTGCCGGGGCCGGCAACGTAATCGTAGACGGACCAATACCGCCAGCCTCAACCCACGATCCGGTATCAGACGCGGCAAGTGTCGCCGATCCGTTGATGTATTTTCGGGCCTGGAAATTACCGCTCGCTTGCTGCACAAAAGCGGTCGTCGCAATCTTCGCCGAGTTGTCGAATTGCGGAGGCGTTGTCGCGGTAGGTTGACCGGAAAAGTTCGGATTCTGCATGTTCGTGTGGAACACGCGATGCCAGAACGAACTGCCATCGGAAACTATCCATACCGAATCACCCGGTGTCAGCAACGCCTCGCCGTATTCAAGCCCATCGCCGCTCTGGACTGCCAGCGTTACCGCGCTCGATGCGAGATTTGAAAGGATGAATCCACCCTGGGTTGGTACGTTCCTGCAAGGTGGCAACGTAACCGTGAAACCACCTGCGCCCACAAGATAGATGATCGATCCGGCCTGCGACGCTGCGATCGTTTGATTCGAATTGACAGCAAAAGACCCGCCCGGCGCTATACCTCGGGCATTCACCCATGCAGCCGTCACGAGCTTCGTGCTGTTGTCGAACTGCGGCGGAGTAGTACCCTTCGGAACGCCGGTGAAAGTCGGCGAATCGATCGGAGCCTTCGAGGCGAGCGCGTTCAGAACCGTCGTTGCGAAATTCGGATCATTACCGAGCGCGTCGGCCAGCTCCTTCAAGGTATCGAGCGACTGCGGCGACTGGCCGACGAGCGCGGCGAGCTTTGCCGCAAGGTCCGTCTTCGTCGCGTACTGCGTATGCGGATCGGCCGCGCCAATGTGCTGCGCGAGGCCTGATTGCGACTGCTCGACCTGCGCTTTCAAATAGCGCGTGCGGCCGCCTAGTTGCTTCGCCTGTTTGTTCGAAACGCCGTCCGGGCCTCCTTCGACCGGGTCGGCCATTTCGATTTGGTAGAGGTCTTCCTCCCATTGGGAAGATTCAGAAAGTTTGCCCATTAACTGCTCCCGTGGTTGTACTGTCCGTCGTAGTGGGCGGCACCGTTGTAGCGCACCGGCACGCGACGGTATTCAAGACTGGCGAGTACACAACGCGCCGGCGCAAACGCGGCCAGCGTCGTGCGCAGCAACGTGGCTTGATCGTTGGTGATGGCGCGATCGAGCAAGATCACCCGGTAGGCGGCCCACAACCCGTCGCCGCCATACACCATGACGCCATCGTGGCGACGAGTCCCGTCGTAGTTGAGGCGGCCGATACCCTCGACGAGTTCGACCTCGCCGAAACCCAGGCGTCGGATCACCTCTCTGACCGCCCACGGTGTGCCCTTGTAGCGGTGCAGCTCGATTGCCCCCTTGATCAGGGCGCGCTTGGCTTCATCCGATTCGGCAAGGCTCCAACCGTCCTCGCCCATGACGGAGAACTGGTCGGCGAGGAACGGCAGCGCGGATGCGTCGACGCCGTCGATCAGATAGACCAGGAGTGGCGACAAATCGATGTTGTCGAGCCGCTCGGTCAATTGAGCGAACGCCTTGAAGCGTGTGTCTTTCGCCAGCGCCGGCGGCAAGAGCAGGTCAGCCATTTGCAACCCCGATTGGAATGACGCTGACGCTGGTACACCGCGCCCACTCGCTTCCCGTCAGCACGCGCAGCGCGAGGCCCGGCAGGTCCACGTCGTACACGCCTTGAACCTGTACGGCACGGCTGAGTTGGCGCGGGACGATGTCGCGCCCCAGGCCGGCGGCACGATCGGCGCGGTAGGTTTCCGCGGCGGATCGCGCCTGCGCAATCGCCGTGTCGGCGTCGGCATCCTTGTAAAGCGTCAGGCGGACGTCGATCGCATAGTCGACGGGAGTCGGCGGCCGGACGTCGACATAATCGGTCAGTGGGCGTCGACGCTCGTCGTTGAGGTTGTCCCGCACCAGTTGGAGAATCGCTTCGCTCGGCAGCCCCGTGTCGACGAGCGGATACACCTGGACGCTGCCCGGCGGAACGCCGTTGACCGAAACCAGCCGACCGTCGCGCATATCCATTTCCGGACCAATCACACCGACATCCACGATCGACTGGTGTGCGCTCTTGGCGTGAAACACGTACGCGAGCCGGGAGCCCGCCGTGCTGAACGCTTCCGGCGCCAACCGGATACGCTCGCGCAGCCGGTCGTTGTCTTCCTCCTCGTACCCGTCCGCGCTGATCTTGGTGTTGGCCACCGTCACGTCGACGTCGCCCAGGTCGTCGACGAGCGAGCCGAGCTGGCCCGGCTGCCAGCCGTTACCGAGTGAACCGAGGGTTTCGCAGGTTGCGGCCGCGTCGATCGCCAACTGGCCGGCGACGAGCGTTACGTCGATGTCAGTCGCGAACGAAACGGCGCCGTCGCTCGTCTCGACACGCGTGCCGGCCGCGATCAGCAGATTCGACGGCAGCGCGGCGTCGACCGAAAACCGAAGCGTCGTCTTCGCCGGCTGCGCCGGCAGCCGTGTCACGCCGACCAGCTCGCCAAGGTAGTCGATCATGGGAGCGCGGGCGAACGCGACGAGGTTCTGTTTCGCAGCCTCCTGGACACCGACCCGCACGAGGGTTTCGCGGTACGCAATGATGTCGATCATGACCCGCTCGACCTGCGCGGGATACAGCGTCTTCCCGGTGCGCGCCTCATAGTCGGCGACGATCTCGGCCGTAATGACCTCGGGGTCGCGGGCGATGAAATCCGGTTCGTCCAGCGTCATCGCGGCACCTCCGTTTCACGGATCACACCGTCAGCCAGGCGCCACTGGACCCGGATCGTCTCGCGCGACTCGGTGATCGATGGGATAACGCGCACGACCTCACAGCGCGGCTCCCAGCGGCGGACAGCGTCGACCGATTCGCGCACCACATGCGGCGTGGCGCGGTCGATTGGCATGTCGAGGTACAAATAGAGCCTGGAGCCGAACTCAGGGCGGTGCGGATCGCTGCCCTGGGGCGTTCCGAGAATCAAGCGGATCGCCTGATCGATGTCGTCCACGCCCTCAACCACGCCCTCGCGGTTAAGGGCCGGCTGCCAGTGAACGGAGGTGATGTCGGAGAGCTGGGTCATGCGGCCATGTTGCCGCGCGACCAGTCGGGGGGATATTAAAGCCGGCTAAAAGCTCAGTGGCTGTGGTGGTTCGAGTTGCCGCCGGTGTCCATGATCGTGCCCGTCGCGCTCACGTTACCGTCGACCTTCACGTTGCCCGTCAGCATAGCGCCATCGCCGCCAGAGCCAGCCATACCGCCCTCGTAGGTCAGTTTGCCCTTGACCGTGACGTTACGCGTGAACTCTGCCTCCGGCACATCGACCGTCACCTTGTCGGCCGCGCGCAGCACGATCTCCGACTTCGAGTCGACGATCACGGTCTGCATGCCCGAGCACGTCAGGGTGTGCGTTGCGCGGTCGTACTCAAGCAACGCGCCATCTTTGAAGCGGACGACGAACTTGTTCGAGTCCGTGACCGGCGGGCGATCGGCATCGGAGTAGATGGCGCCCAGAATGACCCCGTCCTCGCAGCGGCTGTCCAGGAGCACGGCAACGTGTTCGCCGTCATCGTAGGTCCAGCATGCCTGATCGGCCAAGGTCTTCGGATACGCGATCGGCAGCCACATGGTGCGCATGTTGCCGAGGTCGGTCAGCCGCACACGCGCGAAGCCGGGCTTCGACGCGCTGACCGTGCCGAACTTGATCGTCGCGCCGAACTCGTCGAGGGTATCGTTCATTTCTTCTTGCCTTTCGCTGCAACGGGCGTTGTTCCGACGACACCGACGTCGCCCTTCGCCGTGACGCCGTAGACCTGCAGCCCTTTCGTGGACTTTTTCGCGGTGCCGCCGCCTTTGCCAGCCTGGACGGCGATCGCCGAGCGCTTCAGCTCGACTTCCGTTTGGTAGCCGCCGCCTCGGTCAAGGCGATGGCGTGCCGACTCGATCAGGTATTTGCCGGACAGCTTGCCGAGTTCGAGCAGCTCGATCGACGCGCCGGCGGCCAGCTTCGTGTCGCCGGTCATCTCGACCGATCCACCTGTTTGCTTGAGGTTCGCCTGGTCAAGCGCCGCACGTGCCTTCGTCTGCAGTGTCGCCTTGGAGCCGGCCCGCGCGGACAGCCGCAGCGTGTCGCCGCTGGTCGACTGACCGGACTGTTTGCGCTTGCCCGCGGCCGCCTCGGACTGACCGACGACACCTACGGAATCGCCTGTCACGCCGTAGACGACGAGCTTCTTCGTCTTCGGGTTGTGATAGCCGACTTTGGCCTGCGCGTAGACGTCTTTGATCTTGTCGCGCAGGCGGATCGTTTTCAGCTCGGCGCGCTTGAACTGCAGGACAGCGTCTGAACCTCGCAGGTCGGCGAGTTCGCTGAAGATGAGCTTGCTGCCCGAAATCTTGAACGCATAACCGTACTCGTGCGCGAGCCGCGTCAGAAACGCAACATCTTGCTCCTGGTACTGCGTGACTCGGTCGATGCGAATATCCCGAATCCGGCCGGTGAGCGTCAGGTGGTTCCGCTTCGCGACACGCGCTGCGATCGTCGCCAGCGTCGTGTGCTCGTACGCCTTGGCCTTGCGGCTTCTAACGGACGCCTTCACGCCCGTGCCGAGCCCGTGGATCGTGACCGTCGAGGCCGGATCGTTGAAGCCGATCTCGTCGATCTCGAAGCGACCGCACGCGAGCAACGGCGCCCCCGTGTAGCCGATCTTCAGCGTCAGCGCGTCGCCTTTGCCCGGATACCACGCGTCGAGCCATCGTCCGTCCGTGTCTTCGAGCACGACCTCGATTTCGTCAGACTGGCCGGAAAGGAAGTCGGTGTACGACACCGACACGACGTAAGGCGCAATGTCGTTGGTGATGTTCTTCTGCTCGTATACGAGCGTGAAGATGGGCTCAGGGACGTCGGCGACCGACGTCGGGGTGGCGATCACCGCATCCACGGCGGAAGCTCCTCATCGACTACGTCGTCGGCGGCCACGACCGGAATTGACAGCACAATGCCGCTCGCGAGCACTGGCGTGATCGGCACGCTGGGGTTCGCGGCAATGATCCGTTCATAGGCAAACGGGTCGCCGTAGTACCGGTAGGCGATCTGATCCCACCGTTCGCCCTCAGTTGTGATGTGGGTCAGAAACATCAAATCCTCCGCGTCACGACTAGCCCGGCCAGTTTGCTCAAACTCGGCGCAGCGGAACTCAGCGCGCCGGTCGCCGTCGAGAGCTGCCCAGCGGCCCGGTCGATCGCGCCGGTAATTGTGCCGATCGTCGCGTTCGCCAGGCCGCCTTGCGCCGAACGCACCGCATCCAGCGCGGTATTGCTGGCGCGCAAGATGCCAGCCGCTTCAGGAATCTGGTCGGTCACCGACGCCAGCGCCGGCGATAGCTTCGACAGCGGCGCGGCCGTTTCCTTGATGTTCGTCAGCACACTCGACGAACGGCTCAAGGCCGAAAGCGGATCGTCTTTCAGCTTCTGGACGGTCTTGACCGCGTCGACGGCGACTCGCATGGCAGATTTCGCCTGGTTCGCCCAGGTCACGGCCTGCTGGATCGTGCCTCGTACGGTGGCTACCGTCGACGAGACGCTGGAGACTGCCTGCGCGGCCGCCGGCGGCACCTTGGGCTGGACGGCTGGCGGCTTGAGCGCGTTCTTCTTGTCGCCCACGAACTCGCGCAGGGTGATCTGCGCATCGAGGGACAACACGGTTCCCGACGTGTCTGTCTGCTTGCTGGTCGATTGAACCTCGGTCAACACGAACCAGCCCTTGTAGTCGCCATTGCCGAACACAAGCGCCATGGCCTGTTTCGCGCTTACCGCCGCGCGCAGCTTCGCCAGCTCGGCTTCCGGGTCGCAGTACCAGTAGTGAAACGACAGCGCGATCCGGATTTCGTCGAGCTTGTCGCCCATGCGTTGCAGCCGCGGTTTGCCTTGCAGCAGCGCGTGCTCGGCGTAGTCGGCGCCAAACGTCGCATCAAACCCATCGAAGTAGCCGATCAGGTCGAATTCGATATCACCAAGAATTGCAAACACGTCAGCTCCTGTATGCGCGGCGCTCGCGCTTCGCGAGCAGCTCGTCGAGCATGCGCTCCAGGTCGCGCAACGACAGGTTGAGCCCTTGCTTGACCTGATCTTTGACGCCGTCCGGCGAGCCGCCCTGGACCGTGATATTTGGCGAGAAGTGGACCACGATCCCAGAGCCGGCTACCGATCCACCGGCCGGCGACCCGCCACGAGCTGCGTTGATGCGCTGCAGGGACGCGGCGGCCGCCGCCTGCGTCGCCATGCCTGCAGCCGCGCGTGCGGCGACCGCCGACGATCGGCCGATGCCGATCGCGGCGCCCTGGGCGATGTTGTCGCCGAAGCCCATGAAGACGCGGGACGGCGACTTGATCCCCAGCGTGTTCGCGAACCACGCCTTCACGTTGCTGCCGAATTCGACCAGCGTGTTTTTCGCGGCGGTGAAGCGATTGCGAATGCCGTTGACCAGGCCGTCGATCAGGTGCGAGCCGAAATCGGTGAAGGTTTTCGGGAGTCCAACGCCGAACCACCCGAGCACGCCCGCGAACGCGCGATAGAACAGGCCCAGCGGCGACCAGTTGATGATCAGGCGCATCACGCTACCGATTCCGCCCGCGAACGCGGTGCGAATCGAGTTCCAGATACCCCCGAAGAACTGCTTGATCGGCGTCCAGTAGCGGTAGATGAGGTATGCGCCGACGGCGATCGCGGTAATGGCGATTCCGATCGGATTGAGCATCAGCGCGCGGCCCAGCCAGAGCACCGTGCGCCCAGCGAGCAGCAGACCTTGAACAAGGCCGCCGCCCAGGACACGACCGAGCATCAGCGCCCCGCGCGCCAGAAAGCCGAAGAACGACAGCGCCTGCGTACCAAGTCCCTTGGTGAGCCACCAGATGGCTTGACCGACCAGCTTCACCGGCCCGACAACCGTCATGACGAGCCCTTGCCCGAACGGGACCAGGGCACGGCCGACCGCCAGCGCGCCGCGTCCGAGCCCTATAAACAGACTCCCGGTACGTCCGACCGCGCCGGCAAGTTTGCCGGCCGCGCCAGCGCCCATGCCGAAAATCTGGAACACGGTGGACAGACGAGAGCCACCACCGGCCAAGAGCGCGCGAAACAGCGTCCACTTCGCCCCGACCGTCGTCAATGCCGTGCTGACCATGTTCAGCGGCGACTTGACGAAGAAATTCAGCCCCCAGCCGGCCGCGAGCGTCGCGACCTTCATGCCGATCACGGCCGTTGCGAAACCGACCACGCCGCGGATCAGGCCGGGGTGGGCGGCCGCGAACTGCCCGGCACGCTGGATCAGCGGCGTGGCCGTGTTCATCAGGTCTGTGAGCGACGGCAGCAGCGCGCGGCCGACCGTGATTGCGGTGTCAGCAATCTGCGTCTGAAAGCGGCCCCACGCGACGGTCGCCAGCTCCGCGCGGCGCGCGTAGTCCTGGTCGATCGTGTTCAGCGCCTGCGCGCTACCCATGTCCTTCTTGTTCTGCTGATACTTGTCCCAGCCCTGGCGCATCGCGAGCAGGTGGTTGATGGTCTGGATGTCCTGGAACACCTCATTCAGGCCGAAGCTCTCCATCAGCTTGCGCTGGGCTTCTTCGTCGCCCTTGGCGCCGGCGGCCTTCCATTGCTTCATGAACGCATCGCCGCGCGACGCGATGAACTTCTGTGCAATCTGCAGCGAACCCTCGTAGCTCGAGTAACCGCCGGCGACGAGGTTGGACATCGACTTTTGATAATCGACACCAGCTTTCTTGTAGGCGTCGATGGTCGCCTTCGCGTTCATGTGCGACAGCCAGTTGCGCAGGTTCGTTACGGCTTCGTCGCCGCTGCCGGCGCCTTCGCGGCCGACTTCGAGGCTCGCGATAATCTGCGTCAGTGCGTCTTGCCCCTTGATGCCCTTGGCCGCGAACGCTGCGGTCATTTCGGGCAGGGCTTTCGCCATATCCTTCAGCTCGAACCGGCCGAGCTTGCCGCCATACGCGGCGCGGTTGAACGCTTCCTTCAGCGCCGCGTCACCCTTGATTCCCAGCGTCTCCGAGAACGAATAGACCATGCCCGCGAGGTCTTTCATGTCGGCGTTCGTCGCCGTCGCCACGCGCCCGAGCAGGTTCGACTTTTGCCCGGCTTCCTTCGCGTCCATGCCGGCCGCGACCAGCGTGCCGACGCCTTCCAGAATGGAGTTATGGCCCTGGCTCGTGGCAACGGCCGCGCGGCGCATCGTCTCGCCGATCCGGAACTCTTCGTCGCGGGTCAGGTTGCCGGTAATTGCAATGTCGCGCAGCCCGGCTTCGAAGTTGGCCGCCTGCTTCACGGCGCCGATGACCGGCGCAGCCGTTGCGACCGCCGTCGCGTACGTGCCGAGCATGTCGGCGCCGATCGCCTGGCGTTGCTCGCGCAATGCGGTGCCGCGTGCCAGCCGGGTCGCAAGGGCCGCTTGCTTCGCCTGGACTTGATCGATGGTGCGGCCCAGGCGGTCGTACTGGCCCCGCAGCTCGGCGATATTGCGCATCGGATGCGCGACCGCCCGCGCCATCGTGTCGCCGAGACGGGTATGCTTCGCGCGCAGCTCGTCGGCGACCCGCCCGAGGCCGTTGAGCGTCGTACGCGTGCCAGATAGCGCGGCGCCGAAGCTACCGAGTAGCGTCGCGCCGATCTTTACGCCAATATAGAATTCGCTTGCCATACCCTTACCGGAAAGTGACGAGGCCGCCCATGAACATCCAGTCCATCGCCGAAGGCATTACGTACACCGCGATCGCGATTGCCGGCGTCGTGCTTGCCGTGTGGCTGTTCATCGAACTGCCCTGGTGGTCCGTGCCGATCGTGTTCGGCATCGTGGCGTTTTTCGGGTTTGCCTTTCTCGGGCCGGCCATCGTGGCCGGCTCGTACCTCATCGCGGCATTGATCAAGGCCATCGTGTGGCTTTGCGGCCGGCTCGGGCGCCGGGCCGCCTGATCTCAGGATTGCTTCGTCGCGTCGATACGCCGCTTGATTTCCCGCTCCGCGGCGTCGATCCAGTGCCAGTAGTCGTCCATGTCCAGTTCAGCGATCTCGGACGGCTGAATCTTCAGCACCAGTAGCAACACCTCATCCAGCGGTCGCAGCGCCGAGTCCAGCGTCTGCGTTTCCTCGCTCGGCGGCTGATCGCTGGGAGCCCGCATCTTCGGCGGTATCCCGTCCCTCAACCATGCGGCGAAAGGCATCCATGAGCCGCTTCGAGTCAGCAAGATCGAGTTCGCCGATATCTTCGACGGTGAGGCCCGTGAGCATGCCGAGCAGGAAATCTTCCTGTTCGCCCGGGTCTTCGCTGTACTTGGCCGCGAGGGCCATTTCCTTGCGCTTGCCGCGACGCAGATCCAGCTCCGTGAGCATCTGGCCGGTAGCGAGTTTGACGGGGAATTTGAGGGGGATTTTCACGACGTGCTCCGTGGTGGTAGAGCACACATTGTCGATTCGCGCGCGCGTTCGCACTTTCAGCGCAGATTAAAAAAGGCCCGCCGAAGCGGGCCAAGACGACAACGACTACGGAGGTGTTGGGTTAGCCGCCGATGTTGGCGCGGAAGTCGGCCAGCATGTCTTCACCGCCGACGCGGAAGATGTTCGCCAGATAATCCAGCTCCAGCACTTCCTCGCCGTCGATGACCTGCTTGATGTAGGTCGCGCCGAACGCGGAGCTGAAGTCCGCGTTCTCGTGTTGCTTGTACGTACCGAGCGGGTTCTTCTTGAACATCACGGTCAGGTACGTCACAAGGCTGACTTCCTGCACGCGGCCCTGTGCGCCGTAAGTCTCAATGCTGGAACGGCATTGCAGTGCGACAGCTTTAAACGGGTTCGCCATCGCCTTCGCCACGTCGGCGTAGAGCGAGTTCCACTTGATCTCGCCTTCGAGCTTGTCCAGGCCGCCCGGCAGCTCGACCTTGCCGATCATGCCGAGCGCCTTGTGCTCGGCCATGATCGCTTGGACGTCCGGCAGCTTGATTTCCTCGGCCTTGCCGAGCATCGAATTGTTGCTCAGATACACGTTGGCGTTCGTGATCCGGTTGATTTTGACGCCACCCGCCATGATCAGTTACCTCCCTTCAGGGTGAGCAAGTACTCATCGGTGATTTCCGTCTCGTACGTCAGGCGTTCGAGCGGCGGCGGCACCGTGTACTTGTAGCTAATGAGCAAGTGTCCGGCGGCCAGTTCCTCTTTCGGGTTGCGGGCCGGATCGAACCACGCCTTGAAACCGAGCAACGCGCCGTCGCCGATCAGCTTCCGGCCAAAGCCGTTTACCGACTCGACGAGCGAGTCGATCAATCCTTGATCGATCGGCATGTCGGTGAATTGCAGGCTGAAGTACCGGATCGACTCGTTGATGACGTCGCCCGTACGCCGTACGTTTTCGAAGTTGCGCATCTTCGTAACGGTCGGCCATGCCGCGGTGCGGTTGCCCCACAGACGAAGGCCCGAGCCGTACGAGCTGAACACAGTCGTGATGCCCTGTTCATTGAGCATGTTCACGTCCGATTGCGGATCGTCGATCATCGCCGACAGCGGCCGCTCGACGCCCGTGACGCCGACGAGCTGTTGATTGGAACTGGACCACCAGTAGCCCTTGTCCAGGTCGACACGAGCGCGAAGGCCCGCTGCACGCGATGAGAGCGGCTCCAGGCGTTCGGCGTTGGTCGCAGTGTCGTAGACCTTCACGTGCGGATAGCAGAGGCGCACGCGGTCGCTGGACGTGTTGAAGTTGATCGTGCCCGCCGGCCCGCGGCCGGCCAGCGCCTGCGCGAGCGTGGTGCCGATCGGCGCGTCGATGTACGCGATCGCGCCGAGCTGGACGGCCATCGCCTCCAGCTCGACCGCAACCGAGTTTTGCGTGCAGTACGCCGGCGCGATCAGAATCTTCGAGAAGTAGCCGTACAGGTTGTACGTATCCTTCAGTGCCTTCATGCCCGTACGCATGCCGGCCGCGTTCACCGCGCCGATGATGTCCGCGGCCGTGACCTTCGTCGGGTCCGCGTAGTCGTACGTCGCTTTGGCGGTCGCAGCACCGGCCGGAATCGTGCCGGTCTTGATCCGCGTGATTACGCCGTTGATGAGGTCGACGGCGTAATCGGTGCCTTCGGCGTACGTCGCGCTGCCCGAATCGTTCTTCAGCACGAGATTCGCCGCGGCCGGGTGCGCCAGTTTGGCGCGGCCAGTCGCTGCGTCAAACGTGATCGGCTCGCTCGCGGCATTGCTTTTGTGGACGTTCGGGTCGAGCACGTTGATCACGATCACCGTGCCGCTGCCGTAGTCGTAGACCGCATCGAGCGCTTGCGGGATCGTGAAGCCCGTGAGCTGCGGCCCGAACTGGGCGGCGTCGACGTCAGACAGCGACTGGACCGGCGTATTGACCGGCCCGATCGGCGCCGTGCCGATCAGGCCGATGACGGCCGATTTCACGACCTTGACGGGCCGCGAGCCGGTTTCCTTTTCAATCGTCTCGACGCCATGCAGATAATTTGCCGCCATCGCTCAGACTCCCTTCACGGCGACCGCGTTTGCGGCGGCCTTCTGTTGGTCTTCCGGCACGCTGGGGCGCGCGGGCTTGGTCGACGGCGCTGCGGCCGGCGTCAGGTAGCCCATCGCGAGCAGCGTCGCCGTGTACTCGTTCCCCTCGGGCAGCTCGACTTCAGCGCCCGTGTGAAGCATCACTTCCTGGACGTTTTCGCCGTCCTGCAGCGTGACGCCGCTGGTCGGTCCGCTGTACTGGTATTTCACGATTCCTCCTCGTAGGTAACTTGCGTCAACAGCGGCCTGTCGTCCGGCTCCGTATCCTCGACAATCACCGCACCCGCCGAAAACTCGATCACGTACTGCCACAAGCCGGCCGACTCCCCCAGAAACTTGTCGCTGACTGCCGCCAGCTTTTTGCAGTCCGGCGGGCGGAAGCCCACCAGGGCGGTGCGAACGTGATCGAGCACATCGATCGCACCGCCGCGGCCGTTGAGCTGGCGCAGCACGATCGCAACGGCGAACTTCACTCGCCGCGGCTGCACCACCATGTCGGTGTCGACGGTCGTGTCGTACTGGCTGCCCGGATAGCTGACCAGCAACGCGCCGATCGCATGGTTGAGCCGGTATTCGTCCGGACGCTCCGGGAAGTACTCCGCCACGAGCGCCGGCAGCTTGACGCGAAGCCTTGCTACGACGGAGTCGACCATTTCAAGCGTCGTCGCCATCAGAAGCGCTCCAACAGGTCCGCGTCGAACTGGCGACGGCGGGCGCGTACCTTCATCTCGCCGGGTTCGGGTGTCGCAGGGCCGCTCGGGTCGCCGATCGTCAGCTTGTTGTCGCGGATCTTTTCGAGCATGTGCATCGATGCCTTGAAGGTCTGCGACACGGTGTCCGGCAGTGCCGCGCCTTCCGGTCGACGGGCATACAGCCAGTGCCGAGCCAGATTGACCGTGACATCCTTGATGACTGTCGGCACCGGCGACAGCGGCAGGTTGTAGCGGCCGCGCAAGTGCGCGTCGACGATTTCCTCCGCCTGGCGCACGGCGCTTTCGACGATGTCGGTATTGATCGTCGTCGGTGCCGGTGCGCCGTAGTCGGTGGTCGTGTCGTTCGTCAGCTCAATGAGCGTCCGTTCCGGCACGGCCAGCTTCAGGTCGGCGAGCGTGCAATAACGCACGTCAAATACCCCGCAGGATGCGGATGACATCGCCGGCGGCCGTCGCCGCATCGAGCGCGTAGCCGTTCGATGCGCCGGTCGCCTTCGGAATGGCCTGACCGGCCGCGTCCGCCTCGACTTCGGCGTGCTGGTCGACCGGCGCACCGGCCATGACCAGGATGACGCCGAGTAGGTTGACCGACGCTTGTTCGCCGGCATCGGCGGTCGCTTCGGCAACGCCGAGCGCCTTCGCGCCGGCTGCGCACACGCCACCATCGAAACCGACGAACTGGAAGCGATTCAGGCCGGCGGCAGCGGTAACGGACGTGGTAAGGATCGGTTGATGCGTTTTCATGAGTCATGTTCCGTTCGGGTGTGTCTCGCCCGAGGGCGAGACGTGGTCAGTACGGGATTCGGAGGCGCGAGCGATCAGCCGTTGATGCCCGAGATCAGGTAGCCGGCGTCCGAGCCGAGCAGGTACGGCCGGAAAATGTCCGTGGCCCGCACCAGTTCGAGCTTGCCGTCTTCGATGCGCGTGTCGACGACCGGATTGCCTTTCTTGCGCAGCGTGTAGCCGTAGGACGGTTCATACGGCGTGCGCTGTTGGCCGCCGCGCTGCAGCGGAACGTAGGCGAGCACGATGTTGGCGCCCCAGATGTCCGTGAAGCGGTCCTTGTCGTCGGCATAGATGGCTTCACCGACCGCGATGTTCTCGACCTCGAAGATTTCCTTCAGCAGGTCGACGGTCACGATGCCCTTCATCGAATACTTGATCTTCTCGATGAGCTGCGGGTGTGCCTTCAGCGTCTTGTAGGCCGACGCGCCGATCACCATCGTGTTCGGCCGGCGGCCGATCTTCGTTCGGATCGCTTCCTTGCCGTCTTCGACGACGCCGACCGGATCGCTGTTGGCTGCGGTGAACTTCTCGGTTGCGCTGAGTTGCTTCTTGTTGCCCGACGCGTAGCTGCTCGGATTCTGCGCGAGGTCCGCGACCATCTTTTCGCGGCGCAACTGGATCGCGTCGGTCGCAGTCTGGACGGCGGCTTGTTCCAGCGGAAACGCCGATTCCTGGTCTTCCCGGTAGTCGATCGGATACTCGAGATCGTGCTCGTCGAGGTTCACGTCGACGCTACCCAGGTCTTCCGGATTCATGCGATTCGACTTCGCGCGCAGCGCACGTTCCGTCTGGTAGAGGCGGAACGATTCCTTGCCGAACTTCGGAATCTTGCCGCCTTCCTTTTCCACTTCGACGATCGGCATCAGGGTCTGGCCGATGAATTCGGCGTTCGTGTAGCCGATCGCGAGATTCGTCAACACGGGGTCGACGATTCGCAGTTTCGAGAGACGTCCCATCATTTCTCCTGGCTCAATGGCCTTTGCAGTGGCTTTCGCCGGTGGTTAGCGGATCACCGCGTTTGCGGCTGCCGCGTAGTCGACGTTGTGCTCGCGCATGTACGCGCGAATGCGGCCGTCCAGCTCGACGCGTTTCGGGTCGACGTTCTCGCCGTACTCGACGGTGTCGGCGCCAGTCGTCGTCACGCCAGCGCGTTCGCGCGTTGCGTGTTCGCTGAAGTCGACGACCTTCGGCAGCTCGCCGAGGAACGAGCGGAAGGCGGTCGCCAGCGGCTGCTTGGCATCACCTTCGCCAAACTCGAACGGCTCGCGCGCGGCGAAATCGAGCACCGCGACGACCGCATCCTTGTGCTTCGGCGCGAGCGTGCCGCCGGCGACGAGCTGCTCGGCATACGACACGTGCTCGCCGTGGCGGCGTTCGTCTGCCGCCTTGCGCTCACGCGCCTGCGAATCGGCAAGCTGCTGCTTGAGCTGGTTGTTTTCGGCCTCCAGGGCGGCCTTTTGCTCGGGGGTCACTGCGGCGTTCTCCTGCTGAGTGGTGGTGGGTTTGGTTGCCGCGCCGCGCTCGGCGAATGCGCTGGTCGGCGCATCGTCTTGCCGCGCGACCTCGCGTATCGACTCGATTTGCCAGTCGGGAATGACCGTGTCGGCCGTGTCCTGGCCGAACTGCGTGAGCAGCCATTCGCGCATGCGGCGCCAGAGGCCTGCGTTCAGCTCTTGGCCCCAGTCGCTGAATTCGACGACGCCTTCGTTGCCGTCGCTGAAATTGACGTCGCGCAGGCCCTTGAGGGCCGGCGGCTGCGCGCCCAGAAAGCCGACGTGGCGCAGGTAGTAGACGCCGGGCGTCGGGTTGTGCGGCGAATCGGGGTGATAGAAGCTGGCGCTGATCTTCTTGAAGCGCCCGGCGCTGACGAGTTCGGCGAATGCCGGATCGACCTGGGCGGGTTCGGCCTGCAGGTTGCCGCCAGCCGCAGAGAGTGATGCGACCCAGCCCCACGCCGGCGCGTTGTCGCGCGGATGGCCGATGACGATCGGCGCTTCGTGGACCTTCGGGTCGTATGCGGCAGCCGTCGCGGCAAGATCCGTTTCGGCGAACTCAAGCACGCGACCGCTCATGTCGGTCTGCGTGCCTGCCCGGAAAATGTGGAGTGGTTTCGCGTTCATGCTGCCCATCATCGGGCGGCGAACGGAACGGGTCTTTTAATCGGCTTTACGATTGAACCGGCGCTGTACGCGCGATGTGGGGAGCGCGGCAGGTTCGAACCAAACTCATAAAGCCTTTATAAAACTTTACGAGGCAGCTTCACGGCGCTTTGGCTATCGTTGCGCGCCTCGGGTGGTCCGGAGGCGCGCAGAGCGCGATCGGCTCGTCGACAGGTTAGCGACGATTCGCTGCGTCCATCAAGTGACGCAGGATGGTGTTGAGCACGGGCTCGACGGCTTCAGGTTGCAGCTCGCCGTCGGCCGTGACCGGCAGCCACGGGCGGGCGGGAATGGTGACCTTCAATCCGCGACCGGCCTGCCCGCCGAACTGGTGAATCGCGGCGTACTCCTTGTTGCTGCCAATGACGGCCGAATTGTCGTCGTGATCAGTCGAGACGCTCGCGGCCATTTGGCCACTGTCCTGCAAGATCAACAGCCCAGCCTTGCGACGCGACGCGGCCGCAGTCAGCTCGCCGTTTTTCTTGTACGCCTTCTTGCCGCCGACGCGCATGTGAATCGTCGCTTCCGACAGTGCCTGCCAGCGCGGCCGCCCCTGCGCGGCGAAGTTGTCCTCGGTGACCGACACCAGCGCCTGGGCGATCTTGCGCATCGCGCCGGCCTTCTGATGGCCGGCCTGTTCGAGCTGGAGCAGGCGCGTGCGCAGGGCCGAGTCGTCGATCTGGAAACTCACGAAATCGCTCACTGCAATTCCCTCCTGGCGATCGTGCCGAGATCACCCGTGTATCGAGACAGGTCAGGCTGCCACGCCGCAGCGCCGGGGTTGTAGCTCCAGCCGACGTCCGGCGACACGACGATTTCGCGGCGCGTGACCGGGTCGACGGTGCGGAACGTCGCGACCTCGCGCATCTCGCCGGTTTTCTCGTTGACCAGCTTGAGCGTCTTGCCGAGGCGGTCGCCGGCCGCCTCGACCTTGATGCCACGCACGACGATCTCATCGTGCGACAACGCAACCACGCGGCACCGGCAGCCCCAGCCATTTGGCGGATAAAACGACTGCCAGAACGGATCGTCGTAACGGAACACCTTGCCGTTCATCGCGCGGTGGCTCGGGCGCGTGCGACTGTCCAGGATCGCGACGTACATCCAATACGGGCGGTCGTCGACGTTCGCCATTTGTTCGGCGTAGCGCCCGGCCATGTAGGCGGTCTGCAGGTTCGTCCGGTAGATCGTCTGCAGGCGCCACGGGCTACCGAGCTGAACCTGGGTGATCTCGCCCGTGTCCTGGTCGACGTGTTCCTGCTTTCCCCACCAGCCCTTGGATTGCAGGACAGGCGTCAGCTCCTTCGTGAACCAGCGCAGCGTCTTACCTTCGCTGATCGCGGTTTCGACCGCATTGCGAATGTCCTGCAGGATGTCCAGGCGCGTGACCTTGGCGACCGTGAACGCCTTCGCCTGAGCGTCCTGCCAAAGCTCCTCCCAATCCCACGTGATCTCATAACCCTTGCTGCGCAAGTACTCGATCGCCTTCTTCGGCGGGAGCTTCATGCAGTAGCCGAGATCGACCGCTTCAGGCATGGAGACGCCCCCAGAGGTTCGCGACGAAGATCGCGCGTGCAAGACGTTCCTGCAACGCGTCTGCGTCGAGGTTCGGATACAGCTCGGCGAGCATGCCGAGCAGCTCGTCGGCGCTCGCGCCATTCGCAATCCGCTTTAAAAGCGGCGCGACCAGCGCCTGGGCGTCGGCATTCAGGTCATGTGCCGACAATGTGTTAAGCGCAGCGTCGAGCGCGTCCTGGTCGGGCGCCTCGAACTCTGCGAAGGATGCGGCGCCCACGGCATCAACGGCGGACACCGGCAGAGGCCGTTCGTCCAGGTCGCCATCCTGCAGGTTGTACGCCCGCTTGAAATACGCCGGCGTGAAGCGCGCGCCAGCTTGCGTCAGCTTCTGGTCGCGGCCGGCCTGAATCTCGTCGACCTGTTCCTGCTCCCACATATCGAAGACAGGCCGGGCGGCGCCGTCGAAGTTCAGGTCACAAATCCAGCGGATCAGCATGTTCATCGCTTCGGCGACGATCGCCTTGTCGCCGTCGCGAATGTCGTCCGTTACCTCAAGCCCGGCCTGCGCGGACGCACGCGTCGACGTCGCCTCGGTGGTCTGGTTCTGGCCCAGCAAGGCAATCGACACCTCGCCGCGGCAGAAGTGCAGCAGGCGCTCGTAGACGTCGGCGCTGCCGCTCTTGCCGGCGGCTTCCTTGATCTCGATGCTGGAATCGTCCGGGACGACGGCGACAGCATCCTGCACCATGTCTTCCAGGCAATCGAGCAGCAGGTTCTTTTCGCCATCGGATGCGCTGCGCGGGTGCTTGCCGACCAGCATCGGCGAACCGTATTTCTCGGTGAACTGCACCCAGAATTTGAGACCGCCTTTCTTGAACGTCGTCGGCCAGAAGCACATCGACAGGTCCGGAAAGCCGTAGGGGTTCAGATATGTCGCCTCCTGGCGCGGGACCAGGAACTTGCGTGCCGGCAGTTCCTCACCCTGAACCCAGTGTTCTTTGCTTCGAAAGCGGAGCTGGTTCTCCGGGTCGTAGACGAACCAGTCGGCCGGCTTGCCGACGACGTCGATCGGCACGATGTATTTGCCGACCTTGCCCCAAGCGATCTCCATAGGCTGGTAGCCGTACAGAACGGCGTCCAGCATTTCGGTCACGATCCGGGACAGGTCGAGGTCCGCGAAGACGTCGGCGATCGACTTCGCGACGCGACTCTTGGCCTGGCCCCGGTCGAGGCCCCATTCAAGCGCCTTCACGGCCGCCTTGCGGCGGCGCACGCAACCGCCGACGTGCGCGTCCGCGCGCAGCTCGCGGTAGACGCGGATGTCCTTGCCGAGTGCTTTGAGTACCGGGTCGGGATTCGGCAGGTACATGCCGAGCGCGAAGAAGTCGATGCTTCGCGCCCGCGTCGCGATCTGCGACGACAGCGACGTGTCCGGCTCGCCGAACGTTACAAACTCGGTGGGGCTGACCCACAAACCCTTGCTCATGCGTAACCCTCTGTCATTCGGACGCTGGAACGGCGCCGCCGCGATTTGGCGGTCACCGGCCCCTTGTTCAGTTCTCGGCTTGCGTAATACGCCAGCGCGACCGCCACGGCGGCGTCGCCGTGGCGCTTGCCGTCGTCCTGGCCGGTCGTGCGCACGTCCGGGATGCGCGGCACGCCCTTGATGACCTGGACGGCGCGCAGGTCCGCGAGCACGTCGGCATCCTTCGGAAGGCCGTCGAGCGTGCCATCTTCGAATGCCGCCTTCACGGGCGGCATGTGCTCGCGGTACCACGACTCCGACAGCATCACTTGCTGGATGCGCGATGCGCCGTAGCGCTGCATCGCGATTTCGGCGAGGTACTGGCCGTTGCCGCGTGCGTCGAAGGCGCCGCCCGTGAAGCGCGGGAGCCGGTCGAGCAGGTAAAAGGCAATCTGTTCCTGCTGCCGGAACGGTACGTTGCGCAGCTCGACGATGAACGGCACGCGACGAATCAGGTTCTGTTGTTCGATCAGCGGCACGTGGACCGTCAGGTCGCCGGTACGGCCGAAGTCCTCGCCGTTGTACGAGCGGGCGTCGGCCGGGAGCGCCGCGAGCAGCGGACCGAGCGTCGCTTCGAGCCAATCGCGGCATTCGGCTGCGCGGATGTGATCGGGAAGCACCTCGAAACCTTGTTTGCAGGCCCAGCGCAGCACCGGCGTATCAGCCGACATGCGCGACTCGATCAGCGCGCGCGACAGCCATGCGCCGCCGCTGTTCTTCGGCACGCAGTCCAGTTCTTCCTCGGCATCCGCGCCGTACGACGCACGAATGTCCTTGACCCACTTGGCTTCGCCCTCGGCCGTCCAGGCTTCGCCCTTGCGCAAACAGATGCGTTGGTAAAGCCCGTCGCGAACCGCATCCTCGAACGTGATGCGATGCAGGCTGTACGGCTTCTTGCCGGTGCGGACGTCCGTGACCAGCTCGTTGAACGCGTTGTCGACGCCGTCGTGCGTCGAAATGATGTGGACCTGCCCGCCCCACATCAGCAGTGCCATCGCCGCCTTCAGCAGCTCGCCGAGCTGCTCGTGGAACGCGGCTTCGTCGATGATCACGCGGCCTTGCTTACCGCGCAGGTTCGACGGGCGCGACGACAGCGCCGTCACGCGAAAGCCCGACGCGAAGCGGATCACGAACGCGAGGATCGACTTGTCGCCGTCCTTGTCCTGAAAGACTTCCTCGGTTTCCTCGATCTCGTCGGCCGCGAGGCTGTAGAACTTGGCCCAGTCGGCGCAGTCCCGGATGAATTCCTGCGCCATGTCCTTGTTGTAACCGACGTACCAAACGTCCATGCCGCGCTGGCTGGCAGCCAGCAACGCGGAATCGGCCGCTTCGCCCCAGGACAGACCGACGCGGCGCGATTTCTCGCAAACCTTGACGGGCGACGTGTCGGCGCACCATTTCTGCTGATACGGCAGCAGGACGGCCGGCGCACGGTCAAGGCGTGTATCTGCGCTCGTCATCCTGCAATCCCGAGAATTTGCCGGCGAATCACGTCGGCCGCGTCATCGGACAGGCCACCGCTCTTGACGACCTTGTCGACGGCAGCGGCGGCCGCTTCCGCACGCGCCTGGACCTCCAGGCGGAATTTCTTCTGGTTCACGCTTGCGCGGGCCAGCGTCGCGATGTTCTTCGCGGCCTTCGACAGCAGCGCAATGCGCTCGCCCGGATCGGCGTCTTCGTCGGTCGCTTCCTGCAGGTTGACGATCGATTCGAACATCTCGGTCTGCACGAGCGCAATGACGGCTTCGGAGCGCGCGTCCTGGTCGTCGGCCGCGCCTTCGGTCAGGATGCGTGCGGCTTCCGTGCTCGCCTTGATGGCGGCGAAGCGGCGCTCGATACGCTGGCCGTACCGGTGGATCGCCGACTTGCTGATCTGGTAGCCCTTGTCACGAAGCGTTTGCTCCAGCTCCTGGTAGCCCGTGAAGTTGCCCTCGACGAGCGCGCTTTCGAGCCATTCTCGCACGGCCTTCGGCAGGCGTTGCACGCCGCTGCTGCGCCCCATGTCACTGGCTCCAGTACTTGGCCGGCCGCGCGATGCCCGGCTCGCAATCGATCGTGTACTCGGCGATGTCGACGCCGTAGCGCGTGAGGTCGCCCCACCAGCGGCCCGACGGTTCCTTGCGCAGCTTCACCAGCACGCGATCGGCGAGGTAGTCCAGTTCCTTGCGCACTTCGAGCGCCGTGATGTCGGCGAAGATCGAGCGCATCGTCATCTGGATCACGTCCTCGACGACTTCCTCGGGCCGCGCGTTGTACAGCGCCAGAATCAGATACCAGCGCAGCGATTCGCGGCGCACCTTGGCGTGGTCGATTCCCAGCGGGTTGGTGGGCGTCATTGATTTCCCCGGAGTTGTAAGTTTTCGAATCTGAGCGCGATCGCGTCGAGCTTGGCTTCGATGACGGTCTGGTTGCGCACGTAGTCCTCGCGGCGTACGTACTGCAGCGGTAGGTCCGCCTGAAATCGCAGAAAGTCACGCTCCAGGCGGGCCGTGTTGTCCGCCTGCCGGCTGATCTGTTCGAGCATGGCTTTGAGCTGGTCTTCCTGTTTCTGATCACGCTCGGCCTGGTGCCGCTCGATCTGCACGATCAACACCTTGCCGGCCGCGATCAGCAAACCGATGAACGTCGCGAGCATCGACACGAGTTGCCAGAATTCCACCTGTAACGTCACTGCTTTTCTCCCTCGATGTAGTCGATCAGCTTGTTCAGTTGCGATTCGATGTCGCGGCTGCGGCGGCTGGCGTCGACGTGGTGGGCGAGGATGTCGTCCTGGCGTACCCCGGAATCAAGGGCGTCATCGGCGCCGGCCGGCGTAGCAGCTCCGGCGGCAGCACCGGTCGCGGGCACACCATTGGCGCCGGCGGCGGCGTTCCACACGCCGACAAAGCCGGCAGTGAACACGCAGCGAGGCAAATCCTGAAGAGGCGCATCCGGCGCCGGGCGATATTGGCTCGTGACACTGGGAATTCTCCGTTTCAGTTCGTCGACTTCGAGCGCGTGCCGGGCTTTCTCAGCGAACAGATCGCCGGCGAGCGCCGCCGCGCGCTGCGTCTCGGCGCGCTCCTTGATGCGCGCTTGTTCGACGGCGTCGCGCGCGCCGTCCGCGTATTGCCGTTCGAGCTTCGCGACCTTCGCGTCGCCGGCGAGCACACCGGCGTGGTAGCCGCCGAAGTACGCGATTGCGCCAGCGGCAATCGCGCCGACAGCCGCGGCACCGACAGCGACCGCCACGCACTGGCCACGTGATAGCAGGACAGGAAAGTTCATGAGCACGCTCCCGGCCCGAACCCGGCCTTGACGTACCGTGGCTCGAACGTGCGCAGGATCACGCGCGGGTAGCCGCGGTTCTCGCGGAATGCGGCCGCGTGTCGGCCGGCGTTGAAGCGCTCGACATGGCCGAACCAACGCTGCCGATCGGCGCCGCCTGCGGCCGCCACGCGCTGATCGCGATAGACCCAGCCCAGGCCGCCGTTATAGGCCGACAGCGCCATCGCCATGCGCTCGCATGCACCGGCCGCCGTGATGCGTTCCCAGAGGTGCCGGTCGTACCGCACGAGCGCACGAATGGACCAGGACGGGTTGAACGGCTGGGCCTCGCCCAGCTCGGCCGGATAGGCGCCCGCGATCCAGTCGACCGTTGACGGCATGAACTGCGCCATGCCACGGGCGCCGACGACGCTGACGGCGTCCGCGCGCCAGCGGCTTTCCTGGTGGATTTGCGCGGCGAACGACGAGACTGGCGCATCGATACCCCAAACGGCGCGCGCGTTGCGCGTCAGCTCGGCGCGGTACGCCAGTGCCTCGGAGGGCACTTGCGCAGCCGCTGGCGCAGCGGCGCCGAGCAGTGCGACGACAAAGGCAATCAGCACGCGCATGATCAGAGGCCCAGCGCGACGCCAACTACCACGCCGAGCACGATCACCGCGCGACGCAGCATGGCCGCGGCGAACACCAGCTCGTACCCGGACACAACGCGAAAGTCGGCGTCGAGGGGCGCTTCGAGCGAGCCGTATCGCCAGTCGTGTTCGAGGTAGCTGTCCGGACGTGCGTACGGGAAAAGCCCGCGATCGAGCCAGTACGCGACGACGGCCGCGAGGCTCACGAGGCTCAGTTTGTAGAGGGCGACGGGCAGTTGCTGCGGCGAGAAAAGCGCGATGGCTGCAACGAGGATGATCGCGGCGACGAGCCAGCTCGTCAGCCGCGGGAAGCGCTTGATGAAGGGCATATGACCTCCCGTAGTGGATATGCCGTCATCTTGGACGGCATGCACGGGTAGGTCTTTTAATCGGCTTTAGGGGCCACTCGCAGACGCGTTCTTACGCTGCAGGCCGTCGCGAAACAGCAGCCCACCAACGTTGACGAGGACGCTCACATCTTCCTCGGTCAGGTGTTCAATTGCGAGGTCAATCCAGCCGGCGAGCAGCGCGATCGCGTCATCCGCGTCTTGCCTGTCGCCAGTCATGTCGAGGATCTTCGCCTGATGCTCGAATGCCGCGATGACTGGGTGGATGCTCATGTCGAACTCCCCAACGAGGAGCATCCAGCATAGGCACGCGCACGGCCGGGAGCAAGGCTAAATCGACAGCCCCGGCAGGTGCGCCGCGTAGCCGGGAAAATTGACGACCCGAGCGATTGCACGTGTCGCGCCGAACTTAATGTTCATTGCAGCACGCTCGGCCGACTCAGGCGGAATCGTCATCTCTTACGACGTGCCGTGAGATCGCGCCAGATACCGGGCTTGCCGTCCGATGTCACAACGCACTCGATGTCGGGCGCTTCGGAATTGTCGATGATGGCGCCGACCGCGTACGTTTTCCCCGCGTACTGGCAACCGCCGAATGCCGACTGGAGCTGGCCGATCGTTTGATGGCTGGTCCAGCCGTAGTAGCCGAGAGTGGCCGCGCTCAGGAGCGCTGCGAACAACGTGACCTTCAACAACGTTCGAGTGGAGGCGAGTTGCGCCTGGACGTGCTGAAGTTGCGGAGTCAGGTCGATGTTCGGATTCTCGCAAACGTTCTCGCGAGCGGGCGTAGGTTGGTCGTTGCTCGGTGCCACAGACTTGATCGCTACGCGGTTCAGCCAGGATGTGAGGTATTGCTCGACATCGACGTAGCGGTCGCTTCGAATGAACTTGATCCGCTTCGCGCCTGCGCGTGCCAAAACGACCCGACAAACTTTCAGGGCGTCACCTTCGGTCGCATCGGCAATCTGGCCGACCAGTTCCATAATCACGCCCTTCTGGTGGTTCGTCACGAACTCAACTTCGGTCTCCTTTACGCCGAACTGGAGGTTCACGACATTGCTGTTCGAGATCGGAACACCGTGGTTGACGATGTCGCGGCCGGCGACGTTCCCGATTGAGTCGGCCCGAATATTCACTGAGCGATCAGCGATGTTCGCTTCTCTCGCCTGTACAGCTTGCCCGACCGGCCTGTTGAACTCCTGTTTCCCGTTAGATTCATTGGTCATTTTCTTTTCTTGCCTTTACCAAAAAAACTGACACCGCTCTGGTCGAGGTTTCCTTCGACCTTCACGGCCTGACCCACTTGGCCGTGGAAAACTTGCTCCTTACGTCCGGCGGGCGGCGATTCAGCGCCAGCCACCAAGGCTCCGATTGCGGCCGCCTTTAGCACAAGTGGAGCTGCGCGGTACCGCTCCAGCAACTCCGTCTCATCGTTCGTCAATCCAGCGACGGAACGAATTCCTGTGATGACGTACTGCACGTCAACGCCTTCCCGTGACACGGCGTAGAGATACGCCGCGTCCGGCGTACTTTCCCCTTTTTCATAGGTTATCTGCGCGCGCTTCGATACGTCGGCCAGCTCAGCAAACTCGGTCTGACTCCTCTTTAGCCGGCTGCGCTCCTCCTTCAGCCGTGCGCCGATCTCGATTTTCTGCACATCAACCCCTTGCATGGTGCAGAATTCTGCACCATAATTAACTCACACCGTCCCACCACGAACGGCAACTTAGTCGGCACTTTGTGCAGTGCCGACGGCCCCTTAACCGGAGCGTCTATGAAACTGCGTACCGCTGCTGAAGCCCGCGCGGAGCTTCAATCAAAAGGTGTCTCGATCACCCAGTGGGCGATCGCGAACAAATTCTCTCCCAACCTCGTCTTCGAGGTCTTGGGTGGCCGGAAAAAGTGCGTTCGCGGCCAAGCGCACGAAATCGCCGTCATGCTGGGCCTCAAGGCTGGTGAAATCTGCGCCGACCCGGCAAAAGCACTCGCTTTGCCTCGACACCGCGTTGCCGCGTGAGAAAGCTCATGCGCTGCGCTTTCGGCTTCCCATTCAATAACCCGGTCATCGGCGAGCCCTCGCTTCGTCCAGCATTTGCACCATCTGCAGGACAACTTCGCCGCCGCGCGCCTGGATCGGATCGGGCAGTTGACGCCGGCCAGCGCCGAAACGGCGCAGCGCCTGCGAAAAACGTACACCGTCGACGCGGCCTTGTTCTTCGAGGTGACTGATAAGTCGAAGCATCGTCTGCCCGACAGCATCCACCCGCGCCGCTAACTCACTGAAATCCGAGTCCGTCATGGAACATTTTTCCCGTAAGAGTAACCGTTTTTCATTCTACGAGTCGCAACGCTGTTGCATAGGCGCAAAACGGGAATTTGTTTGGAATCGGCCGGAAACCATTCTGAATGGGGACTCCAAATGAGCCGCCGGAATTGGAAACGTATTCAGCCGCATAGCCTTCGGCATGCGCTTGAACTCTGTAAAGAGCATGCGCGCGAGCGGCGCAACCTCGGTGTCGAGCGCATTGCCGAACATATGGGGCTTGCTGACCACTGGACCCTCTACAAGTGGTTCCAGTCAGCCCGCATGCCGATCTCGCTACTCCGTCCGTTCGAAGATGCCTGCGGCGCCGACTTCGTCACGCGCTGGGTGGCAGCCAGTGCCGGCCGGCTGATCATCGACATCCCGACCGGCCGCGACGCAACTGCCGAAGACATGCAGGTCCTGCAGCGCACGCTCAACGCGGCGGTCGGGCAACTGCTCGACTTCTACGCTGGCTCGGCCGATGCCGATGAAACGATCTCGACGATCCAGCAAGCGATGGAGGGCCTCGCGTGGCATCGCGGCAACGTCGAGCGCCACGTTCAGCCCGAACTCGACCTGGGGGGCGCCTGAATGACCACCAACGCAACCACGAAGTCCGCCGAGAAGGTGCTGGAGGTTCTCAACGTCCTGCTCGGTCATTTCGCGCACGGTCTGACGCCGGGTGAAGTCGCCAAGGCGACGAACCTGTCGCCGTCGAACATCACGCGCTACGTGGCGACGCTTGAGGCGATGGGTTTCGCAGAAAGGATTCCGGAAACGGGCCGCATTCGGCCGTCCGTGAAGCTGGCGCAGCACGCCGTAGGAATTTTGCGCAGCTTGGACAGTGCCCGAGCCCGCATTGATGAAACCGAAAACCGCTTGAAGAAGTACGTCTAACTGGAGAAGGCTATGGGCCGCAAAACAAGTCAAACAACCGTCGTCGCGGCGGACAACACCCTGGAAGTACTCCCCGCGCTTACCGAAGCGGCGAACGCGCTCGCCGCACGCTCCAGCGAGATTTCGAAGCAGTTCGGCGATGGCCTGCCGTATGAGCGCCATCGTGTCGTGAACGAGGCTCGTTTCTATATGGCGCAGTCAGCCGAAGCCATGCTTGAGGCCGGGAAACGTCTCATCCTTCTGAAGGAAAACGAGCCGCACGGCGAATTCACGGAGATCGTCGAAGATCAGCTCGGGCTGAATGAACGCACCGCGCGTCGAATGATGGCGGCGTCGGTCAAGTTCATGTCACCCGCACTGGAGTCAAAACGGACAGCGCTGTCCGTTTTGGGGAAAACCAAACTCTTCGAGCTAGTTGCAGAGGATGACGACGACCTCGCAGCGCTCGCAGACGGCGGCACTGTAGCAGGCATGACGCTCGACGACATCGATCGTATGACCAGCCGCGAACTCCGCGCCGCACTTCGGGAAGCGCATGAAAACGCGACGGCACAGGCTCGGCTCCTGTCCGACAAGAACGCGAAGATCGACGAGCTGGCCGCGAAAAAGACGCGCGTCAAACGGGTCACGCCCGATCAGGAAGGTGAGGAAATCCGCAAGGAAACCAGCGCGATCGCCTTCGAGGCGGAGTCGGTCATTCGCGGCAATCTGCGTGCCGCGTTCGAAACCCTCGCGCAGCACGCCGAGACGAACGGTGCGCCGCATAACGATTTCATGGCCGGCGTCCTGGGTCAAATCCAGTTGTCGCTCAACCAGCTTCGAAGCGAGTTCGGCGTCAAGGCCGCTGCGGATGGTGACGACGTCCCGCAATGGCTGCGTGATACGGCGGCCGGGACAGCGGCTGACGACTACTCGCGCGCTGCTAACTGACTCGGGGGCTCGCGACGATGAGTGCCGTCTTGAACGAACGCATTGTGGCTGTCGCCCAGGCAGCGCGCGCGGCCGGCCACGGCAAGAAAGGTGCGATCTACGATGCGGCCTGCCGCGAGCTGGGCCTGTCGTTCACCACCCTGATGCGCAAACTGAAGGAAGCCACTGTGACCACGCAACGCAAGCGTCGCGTCGACGCGGGTCAAAGCTCGCTGACGCGTGACGAAGCCATGCTGATTTCCGCGACGCTCATCGAGTCGACCCGGAAGAATGGCAAGCGCCTGTATTCGGTCGGCGACGCGGTCCAGACCCTGCGCGCGAACGGCATGATCCGTGCGGAATTCCTCGACGAGTCCACGGGCGAGCTGCGGCCGCTATCCGATAGCGCGATTCAACGCGCGCTGCGCACGTACGGCGTGCACCCCGACCAGTTGCTTGCACCGGCCCCGGTGACCGAGCTGGCGAGCCTGCATCCGAATCACGTATGGCAGATCGACGCGAGCCTGTGCGTGCTGTACTACCTGAAGCCGACTGCTGACGCCCGTGCCAACGGTCTGCGTGTGATGGATCACGCCGAGTTCTACAAGAACAAGCCGAAGAACCTCGCACGGATCGCAGCCGATCGCGTGTGGAGCTATGAAATCTCCGACCACGCGAGCGACTGGATATACACCGAGTACGTGATGGGCGCGGAGTCGGGCGAAAACCTCTGTTCGACGCTCATTAATGCAATGCAGGAACGTGGTGGTGCCGATCTGCTGCATGGGGTGCCGCGCATTCTGATGCTTGACGCGGGCTCGGCGAACACGGCCTCCATGACCCGCAACCTGTGCCGGTCGCTCGGTATCGAGCTGATCGTGCACAAGGTCGGCAACGCACGCGCCACCGGACAGGTGGAAAACGCACGGAACCTCATCGAGCGCAAGTTCGAACCGGGCCTCAAGTTCCAACCGGTGACCAGCCTCGACGAGCTGAACGCGCTTGCAAAGCGCTGGCGTATGCACTTCAACGCAACCGAAACGCATAGCCGACATGGCGCTACCCGTAGTGAGGCGTGGATGCGCATTACCGCCCAGCAACTGATCAAAGCCCCGTCGCTCGACGTTTGCCGGGAGCTGGCGGTCGCCGCCCCGGAAAGCCGAAAGGTCACGCCGAAGCTGCGCGTGTCGTTCCGTGGCGAGGAATACGACGTGTCGTCGGTGCCGGGCGTTATGGTCGGCGAGAAGCTGATGATCACGCGCAATCCGTGGCGCGACGATGCCGCGCAAGCCGTCCTGACTGGCGAAGACGGACACGAGACGTTCTTCGTTGTCCCGGTCGTGACACGTACCGAATTCGGCTACGCCGAAACCGCCGCGGTGATCGGCGAAACCTACCGCCGTCATGCCGATACGCCGGCACAGCACGCGCTTCGTGAGATCGAGCAGCTCGTCACCGGTACGTCGACGCCGGCCGAGGCGGAAGCGGCTCGTAAGGGCAAGGCGCTGCCGTTCGGCGGCCGTCTCGACCCGTACAAGCACCTCGACGAAGCCGATCTTCCGACGTACCTGCCGCGCCGTGGCACGGAACACGACCTCGTCGCGCCGCGCGTCGAACTGGCGCCGCTCACGCTGATCGAGGCGGCAAAGCAGATCAAGGCGGCTGTCGAAGCTGCCGGCGTCGACTGGAGCGCCGACCGGTTCCGCTGGCTGCAACAGCGCTATCCGGACGGTGTACCGCAAGAGCAGCTCGACGCGATCGTCGCCGAGCTTACCGGCCCGCGTGCGGGTCAACAGCAACCGCTGCAGCTCGTTCGCGCAGCGGCAGGAGGTCAATGATGTTGGTCCTGAAAAGCGTTCTGCAGCGCGCCTCGCTCAAGCAGGCCGAGCTTGCGGAACACCTGAATCTGTCGCAGGCGGCGGTCGCTCAGATCGTGAACCACGGCGTATGGCCGCGCAGCCTCGACGACCTCGATCTGCGGGAGCGAATTCTCGACTACCTGGAGAACAAAGGGGTGTCGGACGCGGGCTCAGGTGTTTTCGATGAAGTGCAAAAGGTGGGTGGCCCGACCGATGTCTTGGCGGATACGACGGGCCACCCGATCTCCCAGCCGAACAGCAATACCGATCTCAACCAGGAGGAATCCATGTTACTGCGCAAACAGGTTCTCGCACCAGCCACCCGCAAGCACTTCGGCCTGTTCCGTGACCCGTTCGCGGATGACATCCAGTCGCACGAAGATATGTTCGTCAGCCCTGACATTCGTTACGTGCGTGAGGCGATGTTCCAGACCGCGAAGCATGGCGGGCTCCTGGCCGTCGTCGCGGAATCGGGCGGCGGCAAGACGACGCTGATGCGCGACCTCGACGACCGCGTGATGCGTGAGAATCAGCCGATCATCGTCATCAAGCCGTACGTGCTGGCGATGGAGGACAACGACCAGAAAGGCAAGACACTGAAGGCGACGCACATCGCGGAAGCGATCATGGCCGCCGTGGCCCCGCTGGAGAAGGTCAAGAGCAGCCCGGAAGCGCGCTTCGCCCAACTGCACAAGGCTTTGAAGGAAAGCCACGCGGCGGGTTACCAGCATTGCCTCGTGATCGATGAGGCTCATGCGCTGCCGATCGCGACCCTCAAGCACCTGAAGCGCTTCTTCGAGCTGGAGATGGGCTTTAAAAAGCTGCTGTCCATCATCCTGATCGGCCAACCCGAGCTGAAGGTCAAACTGTCCGAGCGCAACCAGGACGTACGTGAAGTCGTGCAGCGATGCGAAATGGTCGAACTGGCGCCGCTCGACGGCCCGCGCCTGGACGAATACCTCCGGTTCAAGTTCGGTCGCCTCGACAAGCCGGTCACCGACGTGATCGATGCCAGCGGCGTCGACGCGCTGCGCGCGCGGCTCACGATGACCAGCACGCGACGCGATCGTGCCGAAACGGTGTCTCTGCTGTACCCGCTCGCGATCGGCAACCTCCTGACGGCCGCGATGAATTTGGCCGCTGGCCTGGGCGTGCCGGTCGTCAATGCAGACGTGATCAAGGGAGTCTGACATGGGCGCCATCGTGCAAATGAACCTGCCCGCATCGCGGAGTCCGCTGCCTGACGGCACGCGGGTATTCGACGCAGAGTGCGTCTCGCGTCTCACGCTGCTGAACGCTTGCGCGCGGGCGCTGCGTGGCCTGGGCTACCGGGTGCTGGCCGAGGAGATCGCGCCACGCGATGGCAGCCGGCCGACGATCCATATCGGCCCGTACCTCGCGAAGTCATCCGACGTGCTGCGGGAGCGTGCGGGCGGTGTCTCTATTCAGCGACGTGGCGACCGACAGTTCGCCCACGTCATTTTCATGAGCGTTCGAGTGACGTGGGAGATAGCAGCATGAGCCCGTTCCTTGGCCCGCGCTACGGCGATGTGCAAACGGAGTACTGCACGGCGGACGACCGCATCCGCATGGTGCGCGACTTTGATCGCGTGAAGTGCGAGGCGGCGTTGGAGGTCCCAAACCTCCAGAAAACCGTTCGTCGTGCCGTGCTCGCGCGCCTGAAGAAACTCCGCGCGTTTGACCGCGAGTTCGCGGCCGAATCGACCCGCCTCACGAAAACCGCTTGCACTCGGACGAAGCCATGACCGACGCGATCGTTATCGCCGCGGGAATTGTCTTTCTCGTCTGCCTCTGCCGCAAGGAAATACGTCGCTGGTGGACGAGCTAACCAATCTTCAACCATCTACCGATCAGGAGCACCACATGGAACAGAAACAGATTCCGAACGGTTACTGGCAGGACGCGAAAGGCTGCCTGATTCCCGAAACCATGATCAAGCCGATCGACCGCGAGCGCGATCGCCTCGTTCGCGAGCTGGCGGACGAAGCCAAAACGAGATCGAAGGGACTCGTCGACCTGAAGGCTCGAATCTTCGGCGATATCTCGGCCTTCATCGACCTTTCCGCGGAGGAATACGGCTCGAAGGTCGGTGGCAAGAAAGGCAACGTCACCCTGTACTCGTTCGACGGCCGTTATCGGATCCAGCGCGCCATCCAGGACCGAATCGCGTTCGATGAACGCCTGCAGGCGGCCAAATCCATGATCGACGAATGTCTGCGTGACTGGACCTTGGATGCCCGCCCGGAGATTCAGGCGATCGTGACGCAGGCGTTTGCGACCGACAAGGAAGGCCAGATCAACACCGGTCGCGTGCTCGCGCTGCGTCGCCTGGACATCACCGATCCGCGCTGGCTGGAAGCGATGCGAGCGATCGGCGAAGCCCTGCAGGTGATCGGCAGCAAGTCGTATGTCCGCGTCTACGAGCGTGTCGGCGACACCGATCAATACGTACAGATTCCGCTCGACATCGCGAACGCGTAACCGCGGCGCCGAGTTATTTCGCTGGCCGCGAGCGTTTCGCGGTATCCACCATACGGAGCATTCATGAACAAAGCGGACCTGATCAACCACGTAGCGGCCGAAACGGGCCTGACGAAAGCCGATTCCGGCTTTGCACTGGAGGCAGTCCTGGAGGGCATCACAAAGTCCCTGCGGAAGGGCGACAACGTGACGCTCACGGGCTTCGGCGTGTTCAGTGTTGGCGCCCGTGCGGCTCGCACGGGCCGCAACCCGGCGACCGGCGAGGAAATCAAGATCCCAGCTTCGAAGGCGCCGAAGTTCAAGGCAGGCAAAGGGTTGAAGGACGCCGTCAAGTAATCGTCGAGCTGCGACCGAGGCGCCCAATGTATCGGGCGTCTTCTTGCCGCACCGCGTGACCGCGATGCGGGACCACTACACGAAAGCAACCGAACTTTGTGAGCAAATGAGCGCAATCGAGAAACTCGGCGCCGCTATTGAGGCGGCACTTGATGAAGCCCCTGCATCTGACGTCTTGTCCGTCCTGACTGGCGCGTTCGTCGGTCTTGCTGTCGAACTGGTGCGTCGTCATGGACATGACGTCGCCAAAGAAATCACGGTCAACGGTGGACAGCAACGAGACATCACCATTCATGCTCCGAAGGAGCCGGGCGACGTCGATGTACTCAAAGCGTGAACGCGGGCCAGAGGCCCGGCAAAAGCTCATCCGCCTGATTCACGTCGCAAAGCGCAATCTTGCGATGCCCGACGACAGCTACCGTGCTGTCTTGATGCAGATTGGAAAGAAGGAATCCGCCGCGGACCTGAGCATTCCAGAACTGGAAAGGGTTCTGGAACACATGAAGCGCTGCGGCTTTAAAGTGCGTTCCAAAAAGGGCGCGCGCGGCCAGGCGGACGACGAGCAATCGAAGATGATCCGCGGCCTCTGGCTTGAGCTGGCGGATCGCGGCGTGGTGCAGAACCGGTCTGAGGAAGCGCTTGGCGCTTTCGTAAAGCGCATGACGCACGTCGACGCGCTCGAATGGCTCAGTTCCGCCCAGGCGTCCCGTGTAATCGAGCACCTCAAAAAATGGCGTGACAGGACGACGGAGGCCGTATGAAGGACGAAACGTTCAAAAGCAAGGGGCCGGAACTGCTGGTTGACTTGTCCGTACAGGTCGCCCAGGCCCTGATCGAGCTGGCCGACATCGGCGCCGACCAGGCGAACCAGCTCGGCCGCGAGATCGCCGACCGCATGGCCGGCCACTGGGGCGGCCAGAACATCTACTTTCCAATGGGCGTGTCGTACCGGCTGTCCCAGCGAGATCGACAAATTTTCGACGAATTCCGCGGCGACAACCATGCCGAGCTGGCGCGGAAGTTCGGTGTATCACTCCAGTGGATTTACAAGATCATCAAGGCGGTCCGACGCGAGGAAATCGCCGCCCGCCAACGCGACCTGTTCGCGAGCCCCACTTCTGCCGATTGA